GCAGCCTTAGCCGCCGTGGCAGATGCCGCAGCAGATGCCGCAGCGGTTGAAGCCGCAGACGCTCCCACTGCGGCCGCTTGCCCTCCAAACGCCACGCCTACCTTTGCCGCAACGCCGCCAAGGCTTACCAGCAGCCCAGCCAGAGACTTTACAACCTGATTTATGCCCAGCTCAATAACTGTCCTGATAAGCGTGTTGGCGATTTGCTTGCCCAGCTTTTCAAACAACGCGGCAATCTTGCCACCGTTAACGATAATGTCGGCGATGCCGCGGGAAAAGTCGGTCGTGATGGTCGAGACGGCTTGGCGTATTTTGGCTTGCGCTTTTTGGTACTCGCTCAGGGAGTCTTTGATGTTCTCGCGCACGATCTCTATGCCACGCTTTCCAGCGGCGCGGTTTTGGGCTTCGTTGAGTTTGGCCGCTTCGATGGCCCTTTTCAGCTCTTCAGACTGAGCCCCGTTCATGTCAATCGGCCGCGGCATATTTTTTACGCTCGGAAACGCCACGCCCTTCAGCTGCGGTGCGGTTTCAGTGATGCGCAACTCTGTCAAAGCCGCAGCAGCCGCGCCGGCCGCGCTGCCGTACTTAGACAGCGCTATCACGCCGTCGTTTAATTTGGCAGTGTAGTCGGATTGAAGGAGTGACAAACGCTCTTTCAAAACAGCCGTCTTAAAGTCCTCCTCGTAAGTGCTGACGACAATTTTTCGGTAGGTTTCAACGGCTGTTGCTGCTTCAACGGCTGATGGAACAATGGCATCAGTAGCTGTTTTGTTTTGAGCCAATCCCCGGGTGTAGTTGAGCAGGCCGTCATAGGCAGATGTCGTGCTGGCGTCAAGTTGGCCCTGTGCCACTAAATTATCTCGATAAGTCTTGGACAGAGAGTCAAAAGTCGCCTTGTTGTCTTTTGCGGCTCTGTCTAGATTTTCGGTCGCGGTCTTAGTGCCAAGCAGCAAATACAATGACCCGCCCACAGCCGCGCTTATGCCCACAAATCCAGCCGCCAATCCCACAAGGCCCGCAGTAGTAGTTCCGATCAGCGACGATAGAGCGCCAAGCGCAGACCACAATTTCATGACGACCTGGATCAGAGCACTAGATTTTTCGGCAACCGTACCCAGAACCACAACTACAATCGGCAATGCTGCGGCCAGCGCAGAAGTTCCAATGACTAAATTTTTGGTTCCGTCAGATAAATTTGCAAATTCTTTGGAAAGACCTTTTGCCTGTTCAAGCCCAGGCGTCAAAAAATCATCAATGACCTTTTGCGCAATTGGCAGCAGCACTTTTCCAAACTCAGCTGCTGTTTGTGATGCCGCGTCCTTGAGGTTTTCGAGCGAATTGCTGAAAGTGTTGCCGGCCCGTTCTCCCTTTGCCAGCTCATCAACCATTATTTTAATGAATTCCTGCGAGCTGATTCCCAGCTTTTCAAATGTTTTAGCCGGGTCGCCCAACGCGGCCGCGCCGAACTTCTCTTTTATGATTGCCGATAATTGCGGAATGCGCTCAATGATCGGGTCGAGGTTTTCCTTCGTGACTTTGCCGGTCGCGCCCAACTGGCTAAGTTGACGAATGACCTCGCCAAAATCAGCACGCGTGCCGCCAACGACGCTAAGAGCATTGCCAAGCTCGCCCATGATGCGCCTTGCATCGGTGGCGCTTGTGCCGAGCGACTGAAGCCTGATTGAACCCTTGACCGCCTCTTCCAGTCCCAGCCCGGGCAGTTTAGCCAGATCTTTCAGCTTCTCGAATTCCTTCGACGCAGCCGCGGTAGACTTCATCGTTGCCGACAAGCCCTTCTCTAGCTTTTCGATGTCGGCCGCGGCGCTTAATGACGCGGCGCCCGCAGCAATCAGCGGAGCGGAAAAGCCTATCGCCAGCGACTGCCCAGCTTGCGCAACGTCAGACGAGAACCGCTTTATTTTGTTCAACGACGCGTTGACCTTTTTGTCAAAGTCGTCCGTTGATGCGCCGATGCGAACAATTAAGTTACTGAGAGTAGCCACTACCGCCTCCTGCTATTGGACTGGGCTTCTTTTTGTGCCCGGTCCTGCTCATCTGCTTTTAATTTCAGATAAGCCGCCCACTCTCCGAACTCAGACGCCGACATTGTAGAGGTGAGTTCAGCCACGGTCATGTGCAAGATCTCCGCGAGCGCAAAAGCAAATCGGCGCTCGCCCGTTAGTTTTTTTCAGCGGACTCGGTTGCGCCCTGCGTCAGGCCTGAGATCCGGCAGATCTCAGTTATGATGCGATCAATAACGGCTCCCGACTGTTTGACGAGCGCGTCCTGATGCGCCTGCTCAAACACCGGCTTGAGCGTGTCCGGATCAAACGCCGACGAGATCAAAAGCCGTACCATCGCTAGAGCTGGCTGCTTTTTCGCGTCCTCGCCGAACCGGATGCGCTGGCCGGCGTCCATCTCTGTGATGCCGATCTTCGTCGACCATTCAGGCACTTCGATCACTTCAGTCTTTAGTTGAATCGCTAAAATTCGATCTGCGAGAGATTTCATATTTTCCTAGCTGTTGAGATAATCGACCACGCCGACGATCGAAAACGCGACGTTCTCTTTGATTGTCTCGTTTTCGCCCACGTTGATTCCTACCGACGTCTGAGATGCCCCAAACTGCCAGCGCACGCCGCCTGCGTAATCCGCGTAGAGTTCGATGACGTAATAACTCTGCAAATTGGTGAAAAAGTAATTGTCGTTGTAGAAGCGGCCGAACGTACAGGTCGCCTCTTTTTGTACGACCGTGCGCTCTTTCCAAGCATCCCCGAAGGTTTGCGTCTCGTCAAACACCGACGTAATATCCAAGCTCCACTCGGTCCCTTGCGCCACCTGCGACAACGTCAAGAAGCTGCCGGTTATCGTAATCGTTCCGACTGGCGTATAGTCTCTGAGGTAGATTTTGCCGCTGCCATACGCGACCTGATACTTGGCCGGAGACACCGTCGTCGCGCCGTCCAGCACAGTCAGAGCGGAATTTGGGCTGATATAGCGACGGCCGGCGAGCGTGATTTGATGCACGCCCCCGCCCAACGACGTCGTCGCCTCGCCCGTCATGCTTGTGCCAGCGCCGGTCGCCAGATAAATGTCGCCGTTGCGACCTGCTAGAACAGCCATGGTGATCTCCTGTTAGGTGTAGGTAAGTGCGCCGGTCCCGGTGAAGCTGTAGCTCACCGTTACCAATCCGTTTTCGGTGACGTTGAGCGACGCCTGCACAAAGACGTTACCGGAGTAATAGTTCGTGCCGTCGATGTAGAACCGCGCCGCAACGGTCGTGCCGCCCAGGACGGCCGTATTGAGCGCCACGTGACCGTTAGTGTCGGTGTCGTCAAAACGACCAGCAGCAGTGCCGCTGTACTCTTTGATGGTTGCGGTGCGCTCTTTCCAGGTATCGCCGAAGCTCTGCGTTTCCTCAAGGCCCGTCGAAATGTCCAGCGTCCATGTGTCAATTTCCAGGACGGTATTTGTCGAAAGTTTAAAACTTCCCGCGTTGCCAGCTAGTATCGCCATTGTGGTCTCCTTAAATGTCGTGAATAAAATCGAACTCTAAAACGGTTGCGTACAATTTTTTATCTGTTTCGAGCGTGTCTTCGTACTCGTTCCTGCGCTCGTTTAAGTGAGTGCTGCGAACGGTCAATCCGCTCGCAGAGGTAATGGCAGCCGCTTGCCCCATTATAGCTGAGTAGACGACGTCTGCCATGTCGTCGCTGGCTTTGGGTGTGCCCTGAGCCATGCAGTAAAACGCCACCGGCCGCCGCGTCCCGGTGGGATTGCCGCCGATGCTGTGGAATTGTTGATCGTCTATGGTCTCGATCACCAAAGCTGGGTATTTTGTCACGCGGCCTTGATCGGCGTGCGCGTCAAATACGCGGGTCGAGACAAGTGCGGTCACGCTGCCTTGCGTTTGCAGGTATTTGTACAACGCTTGATAAATCCTCATGCGGCCCTCGCGACAGCTTCAAACGCAGCCCGGGCGCGGACTTCAATTAATCGCTTGATCTCTAAGCGCTTGGCTTTGATCGATTTACTAAAAAATTGACTAGGGCGCGCTCCGGGATGCTCAACTTTTGTCCGCACCTGGTCGCCTACGCGCTCTAGCCAAGCGAAGGCGCGTCCAGCGATGCGCATCTTTTTCCCAGAGATAACGTGGGGCTTTGTCCCATATTCTGCCCAATAGGCGTGCGGCGCCAATCGCGAAAGCGTGAACGTAAACGCCTGCAAGAAGTTTTTCCGCTTGCGCCCAGCGGCCGCGGTTACGGATCTGCGCAGGCCGCCGGGCTGTATCGTTTTACCGTTTTGATTGGTCGGGTACGGAGCAATAGGCGCACGGCGCTCGACCTCACGCTCCAGCATTTGAGCCGCATCGAGTAGCGCCTGCTGCAATTCCGGACCTTGCGCTGTCGCCATCAGTTTCTTAAACTGCTGCGTCAGGTCGTCCAGCCCAGCCACTGTAATTTGCCGCGTGCCTGCCATTAGATAAGCACCTCGACGGCCTGCATGACCAGCATTTCGTTTCTCTCGTCAGGATTCATGCTGGCTCGGATGTTGAAATATCGAGTCTTGCTCGTTTTTTGGTCGATGTACTTTATCCGCATCTGCGGCTCAATATTGATTCGATATCGAAGCCGGATGGTGTGCGTAAGGTCAGCCATAACCTGCCGAGCGGCAAAAAACTCGCGCCCGTTGCCGGTCTCAATCGAGGCCCAGGTATTCACAAACGTCGCCCACGACTCAGTCCGATCACCGTTCGAGTCGACCGTATTTGTTGGTGTCTCGACTGTTACGTAATGCCGCAAATTCCCGGCTCTCATAACCAGACTCGATACGGAGCAATCAGCGCCGACACGGCAAAGGGTAATTCCTTTTCGTCTACGGCTGAAGCGTTGCCAACCATGACGGCTTCGCGATGCTCGTAAAAGTGCGCGGCCAACATTCGTACAGCCTGCCGCAACGGCTGCGGCACGGCCGCCGCGACTCCGTAGCCGCAAACGAATTGGACCTCGACCGGGTCCGTGTTGCGCAGCGTATCCGTCGGCCAGTCCTTGTTATACTCTAGTACAATTGCCCCCGGAGTCCGAGCCGTTGAGACTCCATAATTTGCCGATGCAAACGTGAACTGCACGTTCGTCGAATCGGTGTATTTAACGTGCGTCACTGACGCCAGCGGAGTATAAGGGATATTGATAATGCCACTTCCCGGAAAATAATCAACAAACATCTTCCAGGTCTGTGTCAGAAAGCGTCGATTTGTTATGACCTCTAGCAAATCGGCCGCGGCGTAGAGGTACGGCTGCAATTGGTCCGAAGGCTGGCCTGTGGCGCGGCAGTGCGCTTCCAAGTCAGCGTCCGTGATGACATAGCCGGTAGGCGCTGTCACTAATTGCAGCCGTAGATCCATTTAGTTAGTCGATCTCCGTTGCAGTCGCGCTTCCGCCGAACCGCGAATTGCCAAGAGCAATTGCGATCCCGCCAAGCACTGGTGAGTCAACAACCTCGACGGCCTTGAGCCGCACGTAGGAATATCCAGCGTTCTGAAGCTCTTGAGCGTCGACCTGAATCGCGTACATCTGGCTAGAGCCAGCGGTGGTCGTAAAACCGGCCGCCGCTCGTGCCGTCATCGCGCCTTGGATGTCGGTCGAGGTGATGGACTTTGAGAAAAACGGAACAGCGGTCGTCGTGGTCGGCACGGCGTCGTCGCACGCCTCAACGGTTAGAGTCGAAGTCCCGGTAGCGCCGACGCCTTTGTAGACAAGAAACACGGCAGAACCGAAATTCGCGAGATTAACGACGTCCGAACTAACCGTGCCAGAAA